AAAGCAGGCGTTTCTAAAATGGCTACCAAAAGAAAGTCACAATATTTAGACAGCATGGAAGGTATAAAAGCATCACAGAAAAAAATTAACTTTGATCCAATTAACAAAGATATTTCTAATATAAGAAAACAATTTGAATTTAAAGGGCAGACCACTTTAGATAAATCAGGGTTAAGTAAATTAGATGAAATAGAAGAAGCAGTTAATACATGGTCTAAAAATAATGACTTTCATACTGTTGAGGGATTAGACGCCCTTAAAAAGAAAATAGATAATTTAATGCCAGAAGCTGATACTTTTGGTAAAACAGCTGGCAAGGGCGCAGCTATTGTTACTGAAGCAAGAACAGTAATAAATAATAAAATAAAAGCGGCATCTCCAGATTATGCCAAAACAATGAAGGCGTATGAAGAAGCAATTAATCTTGAAAAAGAAATAAGACAGTCATTAAGCCTGGGAAAAAAAACATCAGCAGATGCCGCATTAAGAAAACTTTTATCAGTTATGAGAAATAATTCTAATACTAACTTTGGGTTAAGATTAGATAATTTAAAAAAATTAGAACAAGCTAGCGATGTAAGTTTAATGCCATCGCTTGCTGGTGCAAGTCTTAGCCAATTAACCCCAAGGGGTATTCAGGCTGGCTTATCTCCTTTTGGATTAGCTGGGGTAGGTGGCGTTGCTGGATTTACTAGCCCACAATTTGCTGGTTTGCTAGCAGCATCATCTCCGAGATTGGTTGGAGAGGCTGCATACTACGCTGGAAAAACATTACCAAAAGCCAGTACAAGTAGACAGGCAGGGGTAATAAGCGAGCAAGCTGGTCAGGATAGTATGAATCAAACTATGGAATTTTTAAAAACTCTACGATAACCCATGCCCCTAGCAACAGAACGAGTTGGTCGTTTTGGTGAATACCTCACAGCTGCAATCCTATCTCAAGTGTGCGACACAGTAGCAGTCGTACCACACAACGCATCTGCTGATATCGTCTTTGAACACAACCTTAAACTTTACCGATGCCAGGTGAAGACACAATCCAAAATAGAAGAAAATCGTGGTAACTGGCGGTTTGATATGCGTAAGGGCCAACGAGTCAAGCACAGGAAATACAAGGACAACGAGATAGATTTGTTTGCTTTTGTTGCTGTAACACACCGCAACGTAGTTTTTTCCTTGCCCTTAGAACAATCTCAACTAACCATCGTAGACGAGCATATGAAAAACAACGATGCCGTCAGCAATCTCGAAGACATATTAAAAAGTTTGCAATAAATTACAATCTCCCTTAAACTACGCTAATACACTATAGGGAGAGAGTATGACACTTAACGAATTATTTGACTTATACACCAAAGATTTAAACAGGCGTGGTGCTAAAACTGTTAAACGCATTAAACAGTTTTATGACAACGACATCAGATTAGCCCTTGGCGATAGAGAAATAGACAGCATCATAAGAGGTGACGTGGCAACACTACACTTCGATGTGTCTGGAAGATCCCCCTATACTTCCAACAAGTGTCTCTCTATCCTCAAGGCTATGTTCAATTTGGCTATCACCTTTAGCTACATAGAAAACAACCCGGCATTTAACATAGGCAAGAACCGAGAGATGAAACGCAAACGCTACCTAACCAACGATGAGTTGGTTGAGGTCACCGAGCAGCTTAACCTCTTGAGCAAGAACAAACGCCACAAGCAGGGTTGCGATTTTATATGGATGCTTATCTATACAGGGGCGCGAGTGGGGGAGATTAAAAACGCCAGGTGGTCAGACATCAAAGGCAACGCCTTAATCATTAAAGACCACAAGACCGATAACCTAGGCGATGATCGAATCATTTTTATTACTCCCGGGGTGCAAAAGATTTTAGATCGTTGCGACAAGTCAAGCGAATATATCTTTAGCATTGGTTCACCCAGATACACATGGGATTTAATTAGAGAGCGCGTGGGGTGCGAGGATGCGAGGTTGCATGATATACGACACTCTTATGCATCGTGGTCGCTTGAGAAGATTAACCTCTCAGAGGTTGGTAACTTATTGGGCCATTCAGATGTTGCTACCACTCAAAGGTATGCACACATCCATAAAGAGAAGGCGATAGGCAATGCCAATGTTGTGAGCCAACACATTAACAGCATCGTAGCTAATAGATAGTTATAAGCTCTTAATATCTATACAAACATTATCCTTACTGGTGGTGTGAATACCTAGCTTTAATAGGTACTCAGCCACGCAGTGAGGATCTTTGTTTTCTGTACGACAAAATTTTATAAACTCCGATACCAAAAAACTGTCCATGTAGACAGGTTTTCTGCCATTCCTTTCATCAAGGATTGGATCGTCAAAGTCTGATAAATTCATATACATACCTCGTTACAAGTTTTCGTAATACTCTACCAATTTATTTAAGTACCACCTGGCTTTTTCTAAGTCTTGGATGTTTGCATCCTTGTACTTATGCCTGTGTATGTACTTAATTATTGAGCCTTCCAGATAAGACGGAAACTGATCGCCTAATTGCTGCTTGATGTAATCTATACACTCCAAGCCACCCTCATTGTAATGAGGCGGGTGATCCACCATATCTTTTTTTACATTGTCCCATTGTGATGGGGTTGCATTATCTATACTCATATTCATCTCCTAATTAATTAATACTTGATTATGATAGTGGACACGCGTATATTAGTCTATAGTTAAATCACAACAGGGAGAAAAATGCATACTGAGAGAAAATTTATTGACACGAAAGAACTAGCTAAGAGGTGGGGCAGAAGCTCCAGGACTCTAGAAAATTGGCGCGGCAAACAAGTTGGGCCTACATACTACAAGATTGAAGGAAAAATCCTTTATGACATAGAAGATGTAGAAAATTTTGAAACTGGTTCTAGGGTGTTATACAGTGGCTCACGCGATATTTAGTCCTTCATCATCTGACCGATGGTTTAATTGCCCGGCAAGTGCGTATCTGAATTATTCAGCAGAATATACAGTTAATATTGCAGCAGCTACGGGTACTTTAATCCATGAGATGTGCGAGATGCTTCTTAAAGGGAGACTAAAAGACATTAGCTTGGAAGAGTATTGGCTCGGTAAAGTTGTGGACATTGAAGACTTCCAGATAGAAGTCACCGAGGACATGATTAAGTGTGCTGAGACTTACGTTGAATACATCTATAAAAGAAAAGAAGAGCTGAACGCTACCATGGTTATTGAAGAGAAAGTCTATATGGACGAGATCTCTGATAAATGCTTTGGTACTGCTGACTGTATTCTTATAGCAGAAGATCGTATCTGCGTTATAGATTTAAAGTCTGGTAAATGGCCCGTAGAAGCTGTCAAGAATAAACAGCTTATGATTTATGGCACTGGTGCTTTTATTCGCTATGGCAATGAGAACCCAGACATCACCATGGAGCTGACCATAGTCCAGCCAAGAATTAAAAACCCTATTAGAACATTTGAAATTACTACGCCCAATCTATTGAGTTGGGCTACCACCAATTTGAAACGAGCAACTGATGCTTGTGACGAAGAAAACCCACAACGAGTCGCGGGAGACCATTGCAGATTTTGTGCTGCAAAGACAGATTGTGATAAATATAAAAATACTTTTGGAGAGGTAAAATGACCGAAGTAAAAAATGAAGAGCTAACTTTTAGCTTTGACGATAATGGCAAAGAACACAAGGTTGAGGATCTGTCTGATGAGACCAGATTGCTATACAACAAGACTGTTCTATGCAACCAAGAAATAAACAGATTGCAACAAGACCTAGCTAGGTTGCAGTTTGAGATAGAAATCAAACAACTAGCAGCAGCTAAATACAGTGGCGAATTAAAAGACGCTGTTGAGGGTGATGAGCCTAAAGTTGAGGTGACAAAATGAGCATATTAGATAAAGTATTATCGAAAGCTAAAATGAAACCACCGATCATTTGCCTATATGGTAAAGGCGGTATTGGTAAAACAACCTTTGCATCAACAATGAACAATCCAATCATTGTCCAGTGCGAAGATGGTATCGGCAAGATTGAGTGTCCACACACTGATGTTGCTAAGACTTATCTTGAATTTGAATCATATCTTTTAGCACTGCTAAATGACGAGCATGACTTTAAAACTGTGGTCGTGGACAGCTTAGACTGGTTAGAAAGATTGATTAATGATCATGTGTGCAAAGAGAATGGCTGGTCTGATATCCAAAGCCCTTCATTCGGAAAAGGTTACGGAGCTTCACTTGTAGTCTTCAAGGATTACTTAGACATCCTAACCAGGCTGCGTAATGAAAAAGGCATGACCATTTTGCAAATTGCTCACAATGAAGTTAAGCGTTATGAAGATCCATCTAACGATCCTCACGATAAGCATCAAATTAAATTGTACAGAAAAAGTGCTGACTTAGTGGTTGAACACGCTGACTGTGTGTTCTTTGCTAATTACAAAACTGGTTCTGTGCAAAAGAAAAATGCTAAAGGCGGCATGACCACTCAGGTCTTGCAAGGCGATAGAAAAATTTACACTCAGGAAGCTCCTGGCTACCATGCCAAGAACAGATATG